AGAATTCATTCATCTATTAATTATCTTTCACCTTGTGATTTTGAGAAGTCACTTCTCACCGATTAACAATGAAATATCCCCCTCTTTTTTACTTTTTTTATATCAAATTATTGACAAAGTCCCATACAAAACCCCTCACAATTGTGAGGGGTTATTTGTATATATAATCATTTTCTGTTTTTCTTTAAGCAGTTTTTGTCAAATTCAGGGTTAAAGGCATAGAAGTTCTTGCAGTCAAGTCGGTCAGTTAGTATTCGTAGGTTTTCACCAAATCGCTGATAGTGTACAACCTCTCTTTCTCGTAAGAACCTAATCGGGTCAATAACATCCGGGTCATCACAAAATCTTAGTATGTTGTCATATGTTGACCTAGCCTTTTGCTCTGCTGCCATATCTTCATGCAAGTCGGTTATTGCGTCACCTTTTACTTGCATTGACGCTGTTGTATATGGTGTACCATTTGCGTCACAAGGATAAATACCGGTTGTATGGTCAACAAAATAAGCATCAAATCCAGCATCCTTTAATTGGTCTTCTGTTAAGTCTTTAGTTAGCTGATAAACAATAGTGCCTATCATTTCAAGGTGACCAAGTTCTTCTGTACCTATGTCGGTAAGTGTTGCTTGAAGTTCAGGGAACGGCATTGTGTACCTATGACTTAAATATCTAAGTGATGCACCGAGCTCACCATCAGGTCCCCCATATCCCAAAAGTTATAATTCAAAAACAGAAAAATAACTCAACGGAAGATAGGGAACGATTGAAGATGATTTTATCGATAAAAGTGCATAGCAATGCGCTTTTTTCCACTTCAGGAGTTGACTTACTTTTAAGAGTAGAGATAATTTCTTTTCTTCTGCTCATTAGTTTTTTCTTCGCTAAAAGGTGGTCTGGCTTAGGCTCTGGTGGTTTATTTTGCTTTTGTAATGAATGTATCTTGCTTTCAATTAACTCTTTCCTCTGCTTAAATTCAGCAAGGTTATAAACACCTTCCTCATAGGCCTCTTTGATTCTTCTTAGCTTTGTGTTTTCCTTTTCTATCATAAAATCAATGTTCAGTTCTTGTGGTTCTTCGTGTGGTTGTTCTTTTGGCTTTAGCTGAAAGTCACCACTCTTTAGAGTATCATCAATAGCATTAATAACAACCTCGTTTAGCCTATTAACTTGAATTGAATGTGATACATTACAAGTGCCATGTGCATACTTTATACACTGTAAACTATTACAAGCCAATGAAAGAGTAGCACCACAGTTAGAACACTTAACAAGACCTTTTAGCATATATTCCTTGCCATTTTGCCTGTCAGTAATGTAGGGTCTGTATTTTGCTTTGTTTTCGTCTAACTTCTTCTGAACCTTATCAAATAGGTCAGTATCTATAATAGGCTGATGAATACCATCAACAATCATAATATCTTTATCATCATAATTTCTCCTGGTTCTTCTCTTAGGGTTCCAACGAATTTTGCCTATGTAAACCGGATTACGCAAAATGTATTCAATGGTTCTGTTTTCCCAGTTATTACCTCTAGTTGTCTTAATGCCTAGGTCATTCAGTTCATTGGCTATTGCTCTGCATCCAACACCATTAAGGTACTTGATGAAAATTCTTTGAACAATAGGAGCATTGATAGGGTTGACTTGATACTTCTTGTCAACAATATCATATCCAAATGCCGGTATAGATACTGCACCACCTCTGCTGACCTTTTCTGTCATTCCTCGTTTAACTTCTGTGGATAGATTAATAGAGTAGTATTCATCAAACCATTCAATAATTCTCTCTATCAGACTACCAAAAGGACCATCTATAATAGGCTCTGATGTGCTGATAACATCAATGCCACGCTTTTTTAACATACCCTTATAGAAAATAGCCTCTTCCTGATTTCTTGCAAATCGACTAAACTTCCACACCATAATTGCAGAGAATGGGGAAGGGGTTTGTTTAGCTACTGCTATCATATGGTTAAACTCAGGTCGCTTACTAGCTTTTCTACCGGAAATACCGTCATCACGAAAAATATATTCTTTAGGTATCAAATAGCCTTTTTGTTTTGCAAATTCTCTAACAACTTTAATTTGGCTATCCGGTGAAAGCTCTGTCTGATCATCTGTGCTAACTCTGATGTAAGCAGCTGCGATTTTTAAATCATCCATTTATTTTGCTCCTTTCTTATCTAAAAAAGGGTGCAAAAATCCCTTGTAAATTATATTGAAAAATTTACAAGGGTATGATACAATATTACTTGCTATGAAATAGTATCATTGCACCCTGTGTAATGGTGTCGCTCTCTAGTACGCCAATACTAGAGGGCGATTTTTTTCTTGACAATATAGTAAATTCTATATACAATATTAAATAGAACGAATGTTCTATTTGGAGGTGATACATTATGAGTAAACTAATTAGGTGTTCAGCTTTTTTTGCTTCATATTTACCATTATATATTATGTTCGGAATAAAGTATTTGAGTTCAATAGAAACTCTACATATATTGATATTTTTGATAGCATTCCTTGTTCTTTCTGTAATATCTGTCACTTTTCTGTTTGTATATACAAAATTAAAGCTAAATAAAAATAAGAACAGTTATTATGTTACGAATATACAAAAAAGTTCAAATAATTACTCAAATTATATTCTTACAGTAATATTACCACTTTGGGCATTTGACTTAGATGATAAAAAACAGCTTTTTAGTTTTATTTTTATCTGGCTTATACTAGGGTTCCTCTATGTTAAATACAATCAGGTCAAATACAACATATTTGATTTCCTATTATACAGTACCTATTCTTGTGATTTATATAGTTTGTATAAGAATGAAGATGGAAGTGTTGTTAAAAAATATTATGCTAAAAATATTTCTGTAATCGCAAGAGGTAAACTTAAAAATTATAATAATGAATTAGTAAATATAGGTAAATTGTCAGATGACTTATTAGTTATAAAAAGCAAGTAGGCTTAGTGGTCTATTTGCTTTTTATTTTTTACTTCTACTGTTATCCCATCATAATCACAAGCTGTCTCGTCGCATAAATACTGAACAAATATTTGTACATCTTTATTTGTATTCGGAGTAAATCTTCCTTTTTCATCATAATGCAAATAATGTCTATCAAAAAAGTGCTTTCTTTCTTTATCTGACATTGAATGAAGTCTATCGAAATTTTTGACTGAAAATGTAACAAAAGATTTTGAAGTTCTTGGCTTCAAAGAAACAGCTTCGATTTTAGGAATATCAGTTGCAATCTGATCAAAACCATTGTCTTTCATGTAATTTAGTTTTTCTTTAGCATTATTAATAAAATAGGTTTCTAAGCCGAAAAATCTATCCATACCTTCTGTAATTAAATAACAATTAGATACAGTGAAAATACAATCGACATTTAGATAAATATTAATTAAGTCATCTCTAACTTTCTTAATATAATTCTCATCTCTTAAAAAAGCCATTGTTGACTTGTAATTTTTTATAGGGTTAGTTTTCTTAAGAAGATAAATGTTTTCACCGGTACTAGGATTCTCACCCCAAAAATAATAACCAGTAATTTTTTCAGTAACATCTTTATTAAAATTATGCGTACTGTTAGTAACACTTTTTATCTGGTTAAAAAAGGTTTCTATTGGAGAAATATCAGAAATATTTACTTTATCTATTATCCCTTTAGAGTTAGACGGTGAATAATCTTTTATTTCCATTTCTTGTAAGGTTTTGTTGATAAAAAAGTTTACTATTTTATCGACAATTAGTGATGTTTCTTCCATAGTAACTTTATACAAGCTAACATCTATATTTTGGTTTCTATTATTCTTTTTAAAGAATATCAAATTCCATTGCCATTCTGTGCTAGAAATTGAATCCTTTAATACTTTAGACAAATCGTCGTTTTTATTCAAAATTATCACTCCCATATATTGACATAATATGCCAAAATATATTATAATCATACTGAAAGTGAAACAACCACTCTTTACTTTCATATAAGCACTATCTTGTTCCCAGCAAGGTAGTGCTTTTTCTTTATATATTACCGTAACGATTCGTGACGGTATTATATTTATCCTCAAGTACCAAAACGGTAGTTGAGGTTTTGTTTTTATTCTATATTATTAACTACATTGTAGTACATTTCCATAGCTTTTTGCATAAGGCCCTCAGATACTTCAAACAGTTCTGCAAGTTCCCAACACTGTGTAATACCACTGTTTATAGCCTCAGTAAATTCATCAAGTGGTACAAGTGTTATAATAGTTTCTTTCCAAGCTCTTTTTTCTTGCTTTTCCTTAATGTCGAAAGGGGAATGAAGATTGTAGAAACTACCTGTTTTAATGTGTGCACATTCGTGATATGCAACTTCTTTTTCTTCTATATCATTTTCAATTTTATCTGTATCAATAGCAATACTTCCATCCGGCAAGGCTATTCCTTTAGCGTTACTTTCCATAGGAAAGTAATACACATCAATACCATTTCTGTCTATTTCTCTATATACCTCAGTAAGTGTCATATTATCCCTTTATTCGTTATTCTTTTCCTGTGACTTTCTAAACTTGATAAAATTGATAACATCCTTAACTACTTCATCAGATTCACCCTCTAACTCCTGATATGCAGCATATTGAATACTGCTGGTATCTATTGTAGGTTGTGAAGTAGTATCGTCAGTAGTGTCATCACCAGTGATTAAGACAACAGGATTTAGCTTTAATGCTTTAGCTAATAAAGCAATCTTATCTCTTTTCATATTGGAGATGTAACCATCTTCCCATTTTTTAACTGTACTTTTACTTACTCCAACGATTTTGCCAACTTCTTCAAGAGTAAGTCCTAGTTCTTTTCTTCTATCACTTATTAATTTACTTATTTCCATAGTCATTTACCTTTACCATATTTAAATATGTCATCTGACAATTTGATTATATAATAGAAGTTTCAAAAAAGCAACTATTTTTTCAAAAATTAATAAAAAAGTTTCCTTTAGGGGTTGACAAGGCAATTTATTTTGTTATAATAAAAGTATCCTAAAGGAAACAGAAAGGAGCGTGACACAATGAACATAGCAAACTTGAAAGCAGAAATTGCTAGAAAGAATTTATCTGTTCCTCAGTTGGCAAAGCTTATTAATATGGATAAAAAGACTATGTATTCTCGTATTAATGGGCATACCGACTTCAAACAGTCAGAAATTGCCTTAATTTCAAAGGTCCTTGAATTAAATCAAGATGAAATTATGTCAATTTTTTTTGCTGATATGGTTTCCTAAAAGAAACATTGTTATCGACTTTATAATTACCCACAAGTAATTATACCAAATCAACTGTCCCATAATTGGGACTTATGAAAGTAGGTGAAAGAATGGGTGATAATATTCTACCACGTATTCTAATTGTATTGTTGGTATTGCTGGTGTGTTGCACGATCGTACAAAATTTTATCATGCAGGACACAATTAATGAGCAAAAGGATACTATAGCCATTATGCAGGACACTATAGACACCCAAGGAGACACTATAGCTACTATGCAGGAAATTATAGATATTCTTGAAGAAAGTAGGTGAAATAAATGGACAAGCACACTATTGATACAGTGATTAATTGCTTAGGCAAACGCATAGTGACAATTATAAGTGCTGATGAATATGCAGAAGATTGTAGTTCTATTGCTGAACTAACAACGGCTCTTGCCGAATTAGTATCAGCAAGAGCCGAGCTAGAGAAAGGTTAGTTAATCATTACCTTCTGATTTAGTAATTTTAAGAAGTCTGTTGTAAATTGCCTCAAAATAATCAGCAACCTGTTCTCCTGTACTACCATCAATACAGTGCTGAGAATTTGACAATTTAGCTTCAACAAGCTCTTTAGCAGATTCAAAAGCTAATTTTTCTGGATGACCCGTAACCATAGTTTTAACCTCCTTTCATTAGATTCTAGTGAAATTATATCATATAGTGTGGAAGTTACAAGGATTATGGTAAAAATGATATTTTATCAGAAAGTAGGTGAGGAAAATAGAAAAGGAACTACAAAAATTTTCTACATCAGTTCTTGTTGCTGAATTACAAGCTAGATGTGGTGTAAAAACAAAAATTGCAGAACCTTACCAAAAAATCAAAATCAAAGTTGAAGGTCCTGCAATTATTTTAGTTGTTAATGACTAAAGTCTTCCGTATGGATATGAGTTTTTTATGTTTGCATGGAAATATTTTCCCTTTGATGGAGCATTTAAAAGGTCTTCAAAGACAAACTCTGGAACGCCAGTATAGTAGTAAGTTCCACCATTGTTGAAAGATATATAAAGTGTACCGTTTTCATATCCAACGCTTGATAGATTTGATGAGTCTACTGGAATCATACGCATATATGCAACACCTCCCTTCAAATCAATTATAACATTTGGCAGGTTGTAAAACAATTAAATACTACTAGTAAATATTAGAAAATAAGGCGAATAGGACAATCAAGGCACAACATAACTTTTAGTGAGGTGATAGTGAGGTGATGAAATGGCAAAAGAGTTAGCGTATAGGGTATGGGTTAATGATGGTGGCAAACAAGTGTTGTGGGCAGAAAAGGACCACAACGGCAACAAGACCAATCATCTGACCAAAGAACAAGAACAACGCTACATAAGTGGCATATGTTCAAGAATAAGTCAGGGTATGACTGACTATGTGAATAACCATCCTGATTCAGCACTATTGAATTAGGCAAAAGAAAGGAAGTGAAAAAAGTGGGAAGTTTCACTATTGCAGTTATCATTCTAGCATTTGTACTTCTAGTCCTAGGTGTTATAGGTTGTCTGAATAAGGCTCACACAGATAATACCAAATGGCTACAGAATAGCTGGAATGAAGTGATGAATGAGCAAAGGCACTTGCTTGAGATGATTAAGGAAAGTCAGAATTAGATAGCAAGACTTTTGAGAAAGTTGGAGAGTGAAGATGAAACAAAAGATTAAAGCAGTAGGACTGGCAGTATCAATAGTGGTTACTATTGTGATGTCGTTAGTGCTACATATCAATTTACTATCAAAGTATGGTGGTTTCTTACTTCTTCCGTTTCTCTACTTTGGTTTTGTGTACATTATGCCACGCATATTGTCTGATATTTTAGCAGACTTCAAAGTTGCATACAGTAGGGAGAACCTCTGTATAACTAAGGATGATTTCCAAACAAAGTGCTTTGAAGATGCACTAGGCACAAAACCGGAAGAAGTTGAACACATTGTTGAGGGTGAAGAAGTATGAACCAAAACAAAAGAAAAAGCCACTAAGAAATTGCAGTTTCTTAGTGACCTGAAAGGTGTTCCTATTACGGAACATATTAAAATATTACAATTTCATTTTAGAGAAAAATTTCTAAAATGTCAAGTGTATAAGTGAAAGGAATAGTAAAAATGAAAACTTCCAAGATTACAATAAAATCTCTGTTTGGTATCTCAGAACAACAGATTAATGGCAATAGCATTGAAATTACAGGACAAAAGGGTGCAGGTAAGACATCTGTTTTGGATGCCATTAGGTATTGTCTTACCAACCGTTCCAATCGTGATTTGATTATCAAAGAAGGTGAGAATGAAGGTGAAATCATTGTTGAAACAGACAGTGGTTTAACTATTGACAGAAAGGCTAGAACCAACAAGGCTGATTCCATTAACATTAACGAAAATGGTAACAGAATAACAAAGCCCGAAACTTTCCTAAAGTCCATTATCACACCTCTACAACTTAATCCTGTAGAGTTTACTCAGATGACAAAGCAAGAACAGAACAGAGCTATCCTTGATTTAATTGACTTTAAATGGGATATGAATTGGATTAAGGAACAGTTTGGAGAAATTCCACAAGGTGTTGACTATGAACAGAATATTCTCCAAATTCTTAATGATATTCAATCAGAGAATGGTGTGTACTTTCAGAGTAGGCAAGATATTAACCGAGAAATTCGCAATAAGAAAGCCTTTGTTGAGGATATTGCTAAGGACATTCCATCTGATTACCAAGCTGAAAAATGGAAGAATTATGACCTGTCATCAAAGTATGAAGAACTAATGAAAATTAGGGATAGAAACAACAAGATTGAAAGAGCAAGAGCCTTTAAGGATAGTTATGATAACAAGTTGCGTGGTATTGAGGCTACAAGAGAAATGGAAATTTCAGGAGCAGAAAAGGTCATTGCAAATGAGAAGGACAACCTTAATTCCACAATAGCAAGACTAAAAGCAGAGATTAAGGCTTGTGAAGATAAGCTATTAACCATTGACGATAAGCTACAAGATAAGGTTAAAATTGCTAATTCTAACTATGATGTTGCAAAGGCAAAACTTGACTCAGATATTGGTGTTGCAGAACAGTTTATTTCGTTACCTATTACACCTGTTGATGATTTACAAAATGAAATCAATGAGGCTGAAAAGATGATGAAACACCTTAATGAGTATTTCCGTATGACTTCCATGCAGTCTGAAATTGCTGAATTAAAAGAGGTTTCAGAGGCTTATACTGAGAAAATTGAGTTAGCTAGGGAACTTCCCGGAGAAATTCTTGAAACTGCAACACTTCCGGTTGAGGGACTTACAGTTAAGGATGGTATTCCACTTATTAATGGATTGCCAATCTCTAACCGTTCTGACGGTGAGTTACTTGAATTATGTGTTGACATTGCAATACATAACCCTAGTGGTCTTCAAATCATTCTTATTGACGGTGCAGAGAAACTAGATGATATTAGCCGTCAAAAGCTATATGAAAAGTGTAAGGATAAGGGATTGCAGTTTATTGCTACAAGGACAACTAATGACAGTGAGTTATTAGTAACTGAACTATAAGGAGTGATAGAAGTGAGTAAAACACATTGGAAAGCATTAACTAACCCTAACTATTTGGGCGTTTATTCCTTTAGTGATAATAAGGATATTGTAGGTACAATCAAGACTGTTAGTAATGAAGTTGTAACAGGTCCGGGTGGAAGAAAAGAAGAGTGTACTATTTGTCATTTTGTAGAGAATATTAAACCAATGATTCTCAACAAAACTAATATGAAAGCTATTCAGAAGATTGCCGGTAGTCCTTATGTAGAAGATTGGCAAGGTACAAGAATAGCCGTTTATCCTGACCCATCTATTATGTTTGGTAGAGAAAGAGTGGGTGGAATACGCATAAGAGATAAAGCTCCACAGATTAATGAACAACTACCTAAATGTGAAATCTGTGGAAATGAAATTCATCCAGCAGGTAGTATGACTGCACAACAAACTGCAATTTATACTAAGAAAAAGTACGGACAAGCACTATGTGCCGATTGTGCTACAAATAAAGCAAAGGAGATTAAGGAAAATGCTTAATAATGAAAACTATTTCAGTATTGAAAATCAAATGAAGTATATGGGTGTATCACAGTTTAAATCTTTTGAAGAATGCCAAGCCTCTGCTCTTGCAGAGGTTACAGGCAATTATCAGAGAGAACAGACAACTTCTCTTCTTGTAGGTTCTTATGTTGATGCACATTTTGAAGGTACACTTGATATTTTTAAGGCAAAGAACCCAGAGATATTCACTAAAAAGGGTGACCTTAGATCTGAATATCGTAAAGCTAATGAAATTATAAACAGAGTAGAACAAGATGAATTGTTTATGAAGTTTATGAGTGGTGACAAACAGATTATTATGACCGGTGAAATTGAGGGTGTACCGGTTAAAATCAAGATTGACAGTTACCATCCTGACAGTATGATTGTTGATTTAAAGTGTATGAAAGACTTTAAACCGATCTATGTAGAGGAGAGAGGCAGACTTAATTGGATTGAGGCATGGAGATATGACTTGCAAGGTGCAGTATATCAAGAGATTGTAAGGCAGAATACAGGCAAACAGTTACCATTCTTTATTGCAGCAGTAACCAAAGAAACAGTACCTGACCTTGCAGTAATTGAAGTGCCACAAAGCTACCTTGATATTGAATTGAAGAATTTTAAGGATAAAGTGCAATTTTATGACGGTATCAAGAAAGGTGTTTTTGAACCTGAAAGATGTGAGCATTGTAATTATTGCAAGGAAACCAAGGTACTTAAAAATCCAATAAGTTTGGAGGAACTGGAATTTGAATAATATAGTTTTAGCAGGTAGATTGACTAAAGCCCCGGAATTAAAAGCAACTAATTCCGGGGTTGATGTGCTACCTTTTACAATAGCAGTAAACAGAGCATATGCAAAGAGTAATGATGAAGTAACTGCTGATTTTATTCCTTGTATTGCGTGGAGAAAAACAGCAACCTTTATTAGTAAGTATTTTAATAAAGGTGATGGCATTGTTATAAAAGGCAGATTAGAAACAAGAAAATGGGTAGATAATAACGGTAATAATCGAGTGTCTTATGAAGTGATAGTAGAAAATACAGAGTTTCCACAGGGCAAAAGTAAAAATAATACTACTGCTACAAATACGCCAATACCAAGTATGGCAGATGATTTACCGGTTGATGATGATCTGCCTTTTTAGAGGTGATTTTATGACTATACAAATTGATACCAGAGATAAGTCAAAAGCTATAAAACAAATTGTTTCCACATTTAATAAAGAGAATGTTAAATACTTCCGTTCAAAGTTATTTATAGGTGACTATATGAGAATGGACAATCCTTTTCTTGTAGTTGACCGTAAGCAGAATTTATTAGAAGTGTGTAACAATGTGTGCCAAGACCATAAACGCTTTATAGCAGAGCTAAAGAGAGCAAAAGAGTATGGAATACATATAGTGTTTTTAGTGGAACATGGAGAAAATATAGGCAAACTGGAAGATGTTAGAGAATGGGTCAATCCAAGACTTGAAAAAAGTCCTTTGGCTCTTTCCGGTGAACAACTATATAAGAAGTTATCTATTATCAGCAATACATTTGATACTGAATTTGTGTTCTGTAATAAGCAAGATACAGGACATAGAATAATTGAAATATTAGGTGAGAGTAATGGCAAATCCTAAACTTGAAGACGGTTACATAAGAATAGCAAATGAACTGTATCAAGCCTTATTTAAGGTTAATTTAAACGGCTCTGAATTAAGGATAGTTCATTTTATTTTGTATCAGACTTATGGTTATAACAAAAAAATAAAGAAGCTCTCTGCCACTTACATATCAGACTGTACAGGCATTCCACTAAAGACTGTTAGAAGATGTTTAAAGTCTTTAGTGGAGTATAATGTGTTAATTTCAAGGGGTGCTGATGCCTCAGCAAAGATGTTTGGAATTAATAAAAACTACGAAAAATGGGTACTCAAAAATGGGGAGAGGGTACCCAAAATTGAGGATACCCAAAAATGGGTAGGGGGTACTCAAAAATGGGTAGGGGGTACTCAAAAACGAGTAGAGGGTACTCAAAATTGGGCAGATAGGGTACCCAAAAATGAGTACGGGGGGTACTCAAATTTGGGCACAAAGGTACTCAAAAATGAGTACCAATACAATACAGATAAAACAATACAGAACAAACATAACGTTTGTTTGTTAAGTTATAGTGAGAATGAAGAAAAACAAACAAAACCAACATTGAAAGAAATTGAACTGTATTGCAAATCACAAAAATACAGTTTTGACTATAAAAAATTCTTTGACCACTACAACGCCTATGATTGGAAGTACAAGGGCAAAGAGATAACAGACTGGAAGTCATTAGCTGACAAGTGGGAACAGATTGAGAGAAAAAACAATCCTCAGTACAGTTCATCAACCTCATATGACATTGACGAATTAGAGAACTACTCCATGTTTGATGAAGAAAGGTGAAAGTTATGGAATGCAAACATCTTGAACTTCCTTGTATGGTCAGAAGAGGAAGAGAGTGTAAGTTCAGCAAGTGTATGCTTGATAGTGGACAACAAAAAATCAAAGTTGTTAGAAAGTGTCCTTTAACTCAAAAAGAATGTGTTAGGCACTGTGAGTGGTTTGATACAGACACTAACAGATGCGTTGTGTGGAAATTGGTAGGTAGCAATGAGAAGTGATGAAACAGAATTTGTACCAATGTTCAATAACAACAACCCGTATGGCTATAAGCTGAATGTAAATCATCCACTTATCAGAAAAATTTATTTGAGATACAAAGCAAAGTTAGGCATAGTACCTAGAGTTCCTTTGAGTGATTCACAAAGATTTGAATTTGAAGAAGTAACAATAAAATACCTAAAAGAGAAAGGAATAGTGAAGTGATATGGTAAATCAGTATTTTAAGAATTGTAAAATGTGTGGGAAGAAATTTGTTACATTTAATCCAAGAGTTAAAAAGTGTGATGAATGTAAAAGTGAAGATACCATTACTCATAAATCGGATAAACAGAAAGCAGAGTCAAAGCAGTCAAGAGAACATAACCTTAACCGTACTTTGTACAATTTACATAAGTACAACGAAGAAAACGGTACAAGGCTAAGCTACGGCCAGTATAGAGCTAAGATTGAAACAGGAGAGATTGCTATATGACAGGTGAAGATTTAAAGGTTGAAATTAAGGGTCGAGAAATAGTTATCAAAAAGCTTGATACTGCAATCAGAGCATTACAGAAAACTATCACAAGAATTAAAGCTAATCGTGAGGAACGCAAAAAGAAGGTGCTGGAATATGCATCAGAAGATGAATTGGCTGAGGCTTTTGGTTACGGAGATATTTCTGAAACTGAGTATTATGCATTTCTTGATGCCTTGAGAGATGGTGTTGAAGTAATTGACAGAGAAACAAGTCCACAAGAAGTGGCATTTCATATTTTGGTTAGTTGGCATTCTAGGATGATACGAGATTGTGCAGACATAAAGTATGAAATGCAGATACTAAAGGAGAGTGATAATAATGATGGTAAACCGTGAAGAACTTTATAAAAGAATTGAAGAATTTATGGATGGAGAAGATTACTATGGAGAATGGGAAGATTATGTCGATTATTATAATGGAGAAATTTTAGACATTATTGAGAATTTTCCTGCCGAAAAGAGTGCATCAATTAAAGGAGAGTGATAACCTTGAATGCTAAAGAGTACCTTAATCGTGTAAGGTTTGCTAATATAAGCATTAATACTAAGAATGATGAACTGTATCACCTAAAGCTAAAGTCACTACAAGTAAGTCCACAGAGCCAAGGTGAAAGGGTACAGAGTTCCGGTAGTGGTGGCGACTTTACAAAGATTATTGATAAGATTGTTTTATTACAAGACAAAATCAATGAAGAAATTGACCTACTTGTAGAATTAAAGGAACAAGCCAGAACCCTTATACATAGGCTGACTGATGAACGATATAAAACAGTTCTGACAGAGTATTACCTAAATCATAAAACATGGGAGCAGGTAGCTGATTGTATGAATTATGATTTGAGATATGTGTACAAGGTTCATGGCAGAGCCTTACAAGCTTTTTCAGAAATTTTAAAAGAGGACATTAAAAGACACCCTAACAAGTGCTATAATGATATTATGGAAAACCGAAAGAGATAGATAAGATTGCAAGAATGATTTTCACTTCTACTATTCCTCTTGTAAAAATTCAGCATTACCCACCTAATCACTTAGGTGGGTTTTGTTGTATAAGAAATTAGGTGATTTAATGTACAAAAATAAGTTCAGCTATGAGAACACAACAAAATTCATTTTTAATGGTGAAGGCATTTTTAATATTCCTATCATCAATGCTACAGATAATATTGACAATTTAGAGAATCTAATTGGCTTTAATTATGCAATGAGTAGCAAGAAGAAAGATTGTGGAGTGCATTTCTTTCTTGACGATTATCAGTTCCAACGATTATGGAATAATCCTGAAAAATATATTGAGGTGTTAATGAAGTACCCATTTGTACTTTCACCTGATTTTAGCCTTTATTCCGACTACCCTAGAGCCTTGCAGATTTATAATCATTACAAAAAGCATTGGTTGGCTGCATATTGGCAGATGTATGGTATCAAGGTAATACCTACAATTTGTTGGAGTGATGAAGTTAGTTATAATTATTGCTTTGACGGAGAGCCAAAGAACAGTATTGTTGCAGTATCCAGCGTAGGCACACAGAAAAGTAACAAAGATAAAGAATTGTTTTTACAAGGTTATAATGAAATGTTAGAACGGTTAGAACCTACACAGATTATTTTTTACGGCACAGTACCGGAAGAATGTAAAGGTAATATAGTACAAGTTAAGTCGTTTCTAGAAAAATTTAGGAGGTCAGAGTAATGGGTGGCAGAGGTGGAACAAGCTCAGCCGGTAGTGCTTACGGTAATGGTAAGCCCGTCTCAAAAGTGGGTGCAAGAGTTATGTACCATGCAGCTCTACACAGTGGAAATTTAGAGAAGAATTCTCCCGAGGTAAAGAAAAACAGTAAGTACGAGAAGATTGCACAAAGTAAAGATTATAGCTTTTTTGAAAATAAGCAGAGAAGAGAAGTTGAACATGTTGGTTATTATTTTGAAAAAAGAATTGAAAATGTTCAAGCAAAGATTGCAAAGTTGGGTAGTATTGATAAAGCTTTTGAAAATCAAACTTTGTTAAAAGAATATAGGGCTTTAAGAGATGCAAATATCGCAGTACATGAAAAGCTAAGAACTTTTAGACCAACGGGATCTTTTAACCGTATTGACCCTACTTTAGAGCATAGGCAAACTACAACAACATACGAAAATGCAAGAAAACGAAGAGAAAAGAACTTTGAAGCATGGTGGAACGGTAGTAGTAAATAACTGTGTTTTAATAAAGAAAGGTGGTGTTATCATGAATGATAAGCTAAACGCAAGACAAAAGAAATTTGCTGAATATTATGCACAGAGTGGTAATGCCACAGAAAGTGCAATAAAAGCAGGATATTCAAAAAAATACGCAAATACTAACGCATCAAAACTACTACAAAATACTACAATAGTACAGTACATCAAAGAACTTTCCGATAAACTGAAAGATGAAAGAATAATGTGTGCAAAAGACAGACAAGTAACATTATCTGATATTGCAAGAAACGGTGAAGAAGAAACATCAGACAGAATCAGGGCTATTGATACCCTTAATAAAATGACTGGTGAATACACCCTGAAAGTTGATGCAAATGTCAGTGCAGAAGTTTCTAAACTTGATGACCTGATTAAGCAAATGAGTGTTGATGATGAGTAATTTATTACTTTCTCAAAAGTATAAAGATTTCATCAAATGTAAAGCACCGGTTGAGTTCCTTGAAGGTACTACTGCTGCAGGAAAAACAACGGTAGGTATCTTTAAATTTTTTCTAAAGGTTGCACAGAGTAATAAGAAATATCATATCATTGCCTCAAAAGACACAGGTACTGCTGAAAAGAATATTATTAATAAGGACCTTGGTGTTGTTGATGACTTTGGTGTTCTTACAGAGTACAACGGTACCGGCACAAAGGATGAAAAGATACCACACATTCTGTTTCATACAAACAAGGGCATTAAGATTGTGTATGTTATGGGCTATGGTGATAAGAAAAAGTGGCAGAAGGCTCTGGGTGGTCAGTATGGTTGCTTGTATATTGATGAAATCAATACAGCAGATATAGATTTTGTGAGAGAAGCCAGTATGCGTTGTGATTACTTTATGGCTACCCTTAATCCTGATGACCCAAATTTACCGGTGTATAAGGAGTACATTAACTGTTCCAGACCACTTGAAAAGTACAAGTCAGATACACCTAAAGAAATATTAAATATGCTAACAGAAGAACCAAAGCCTAACTGGGTCCATTGGTTCTTTTCTTTTGAACATAACCTAGGACTGTCTAAAAATAAAATAGAACAAATTAAACTGAATGTTCCAAAGGGTACAAAGCTTTATAAGAATAAGATTTTAGGACTTAGAGGCAGGGCTACAGGTCTTGTGTTCAGTAACTTTGATAGAAATGTTCATATTAAATCAAAAGAATGGGCAAAACAGTTCCTTACTGATGATAGAAAAAGAAAAAAGGAACATTTTATTATCTTTACTTCAGGGCTTGATACTGCATATTCCCAAAAGTCACCTGACACAATAGCAATGACCTTCTTTGGAATAACTAATAGAGGTAATTGTATTCAGCTAGACGAAAAGGAATATAATAATGCAAAACTAAAAACACCACTGGCACCCTCTGATGTGGCTATAAACTACATTGAATTTTTAAAGAGAAATCAAGCTGAGTGGGGACTTGCAAGAAATGTATTTATTGATAATGCAGATCAAGCGACTATAACAGAATTGAACAAATATAAACGCAAGAACGGTTGTGTATTTACATTTAATAACGCATACAAGAAAACAACAATAATAGATAGAATTAATATGCTCTTAGGCTGGTTTGCTAAAGGGCATTATTTTATATTGGAACATTGTACAAGCACTATACAGGAATACGAACTGTATTCTTGGCTAGAGGATAAAGACAATACTCCTGAAGATGGCAATGATCACTTTATAAACTCATCACAGTATGGGTGGCTACCCTATAAGGATAAGATAGGATGTGAGTAGAGAATGGGGCTGATTAATAGAATGGCTGATACAGTAAGAAAAGGATTAAGGAGTTTTCTTAGGATTACTTCTGCATCAGATACTACCATTACAATCAGTGAGGGTGTAAACCACCTAACTGATTGTGCTAAAAACAGAATATGGTATTGGGGCAAGAGTAAGCAACTTCAAGAACTGTATGGAAGTCTTGATGTTCAGAAAACAATGTTTTGGAAAGCTAGACCTACAGCAGGTCAGGAGATACAGAAAATCCATGTTGCTATTCCTGCCTTAATGGTTGATGTTATTACCAATATTCTAAAAACCGATTTTAACGGTATTGAGATACACAATAATAATACAACCGAATATGAGGAAGTATGGGAGGAAATACAGAAAGAAAATAATTTTGCTGATGTGCTTGAAAGTGCAATTAAGGACCTTGCAATAGTAGGTGACGGTGCATTTAAGATTTCATTTGATAATGAGATTTCTAAATTACCTATCATTGAATGGTATGGTGCCGAAAAGGTAAAATACACTTATGTTCGTGGCAGAATCAGAGAAATTAAGTTCTATACAGAATACACAGAAAAGACAAGGTGCTATCAGTTTGAAGAGACCTACGGATATGGATATATCAAGTATGCTTTATATGACAGCAACGGAAGAGAGGTTGACCTTCATACTGTCAGTGCCTTGTCTTGGATAGATAGTGAGGGCATCACATTTGATAAGTCATATATGTGGGCAGTACCTTTAATTTATAGCAATGGCTTTTATGAGGGCAGAGGTAAGGGTATTATCAGTAACAAGGAAGATGCCTTTGACAGTATAGATGAAATATGGTCGCAGTGGATGGATGCCTCTCGTTCAGCCAGATCAAAAACATATATGCCTGATTGTTACATACCTAGAAATCCTGAAACAGGTGAGCCTATTGCACCAAACCCATTTGATAACAGGTACATTGCTATAGGTAACGATATGACAGAGGGTGTAGGCAATAAGATTGTAACAGAGTCACCTTCTATTCAACACGAAAGTTACCTATCAGCCTATGTAACTGCTTTAGATTTGTGCCTACAGGGTGTTATCAGTCCAAGTACTCTTGGTATTGATAATAAGAAATTGGACAATGCAGAGGCACAGAGAGAAAAAGAAAAGACTACTTTATATACAAGACAGAACTTTGTTAAACTTCTTGAAAAATCATTACCTAATCTTGTTAAGTCCGTACTTAATGCTTATTATGAACTAACAAATAAAGCCTTAGTACCGGCTGACCTTGATGTGGCAATTAACTTTAGAGAGTATGCTAACCCTAGCTTTGAAAGTCAAGTAGAAACTGTAGGTAAAGCAAGACAAAGTGCAATAATGAGTGTTGAAACTTCTGTTGAAAAGCTCTATGGAGATAGTAAGTGTGCTGATTGGAAAGCTGAGGAAGTCAAAAGAATTAAGGAAGAACAAGGCATAACTACCCTTGATGAAACCTCTGGAATTGATGACCTAAATACGGTACTAAACAATGGTTGATTATGATATTTCCAAAGCCTTTGAAATTATAGAAAATGAACTCATTGACAGTATGATGAGAAATTTTAAACATCATAGGGCAGAGGAAGAAAAGGAAGGTTATAACTGGTCACAGTGGCAGTCTGAACAACTTAAAAGCCTTGAACAGTACCGTAGAACCAACCAAAAAAAATACGGTAAGCAGTTTTCCACATTAAATAGGAAAATTGAGGAAATGCTGAAAACTGCAATGGCTGACGGCAATGCAAAGCAAGAGACTGAAATATTAAAAGCTATTAAAAAAGGCTTTAATGTCGGTAAGGTAAGTCCTTCGGCTACCGGTGAATTTTTCAAAGTCAATGACAGAAAGTTAGATGCACTTATTAATGCAACTAAGAGCGATATGAAAAAGGCAGAAACTGCAATACTCAGAATGTCTAACGATAAGTACAGAAAAGCTATTTTCAATGCTCAGGTCTATGCAAACAGTGGTGCAGGTACATATGAAAAAGCAGTTGATATGGCAGTTAAGGATATGTTACAAGCAGGTCTTAATTGTGTGGAATATCGTAACGGTGCTAGGCATACACTTTCCGACTATGCAGATATGGCAATTCGTACTGCTAATAAAAGGGCTTATCTCTACGGTGAGGGTCAGAAAAGGCAAGAATGGGGTATTTCACTTGTGGTGGTTAATTCTCGTCAAGGTGGTTGTCCTGATTGTGCACAGTACATTGGCAGGGTGTTTATTGATGATGTATATTCCGGTGGCAGTAAAGCTGACGGTAATTATCCTTTGCTTAGCGAGGCTATTGCAGGTGGTTTGTTTCATCCAAGGTGTAAGGACAGTACAAGTACCTATTACGAGGGTATTACCTCTCTTGAACCCGTAAGCAGTGAAGAACTTGCCAAAATGGAAGAAAGAGAAACCCTAGAAACAAAGCAACAAAACGCAGAAAGACAAGAAAAAAGATATAACAGACTTGCCCAACATAGCCTTGATGAAGATAATAAAATAAAGTATCAGAATAGAGCTGATGATTGGCATACAAGCAATGAAGAATATAAAGAAAAACTTGATGAAATAATTGAAAATTCTGTTGAAAATTCTAGTGAAAGTGGTATAATTGAATTAAGAAGTGTTGATGCAAGAGATAAGTTGAAAGATATTGATACTTCAAATATCCAAAAACTAAAGTCAGGTTTTTCTTGTTTTCCTAAAGGTGATTTACTTAATCAGTTTATCAAAAAAGTAAAATCAAAGGATGGTTACTATGATGTAGGGATGCATGGCACTCCTACTGCAATGTGCTTTGGTACAGATGCACCAAACACTTCACCTAGATTATTAGCAGATGTTATAAGGCGTAGAAAAGATTATAACGGAGAGAATATTCGTTTATTATCATGTAGTACAGGCAAAATAGTAGATGGTAATTATTGCTTTGCTGAAGAATTATCCAATGCTTTAGGAGTTTGTGTTGAAGCTCCTAGTGATGTATTGTACATAAGAAGTAACGGAACTTTTTCTGTTGGTGAAGAAGAAACAGGTAAAATGATAACATATAAACCTAATCAGAGGGGGCGTATAAAATGACAGAAAAAAATGGAATGAAATTTTTTGGTTATTGGGATAATATGCCATATTCTACTCTTACAGATAGCTTTGATGAATTATCAAAGATAAATAATAAAATTGATAAAAAGAAAGTTATTAAGCATATAGAAAACTTAGATGTTTGGGCTACTAGTTTACCAACTTATGATATGTTTACTGGTGAAAGAATACAAGCTGGTAAATATAAGGATGGGAAATATGTTTTCCCATTGGATTTTTTGCACTACTATAAAAATTATGATATTGGTATTCCTTTGGAGTATGAAGAATATCTGAAATCTATATTATAGCACTTTACGATTTGTGAGGTGCTATTTTTATTTAAAAGAAATTAGGTGATATGTTGATATGTCCGTATAGAGATAAAGTGGAAACCACTGTGCAGAAAGAAAGTTATTGTTATAATGACGATAACCCTGAACAATGTACAAAAACAGATACTATCGTACAAACCATTCATCAGCCAATGAAATGTGTAAAAGCTGAGTGTGGGGCATTTTACAATGGTAAATGTAATTACAAAAATTAATATTGTTATTAGGCACTAACTCTTGTTAGTGCTTTTTTAATACCTAAAAGGTGGTGATGATATGAAAGTAAAGGTTACTAGGGACTTTAATGATGTTGAGAATAACCTATGCACAAGGCATAGTGGTGAACTGTATGATTGTTCTGATGAAAGAGCAACAGAACTAAACAAACTTGGCTTTGTTGAATTTGCAGAACCTAAGCCAAAAGAAGAAACAAAGAAGTAATTTAGCACTAACTTAACCGTTAGTGCTTTTTTATTGTCCGAAGACATTAAACTACGAGAGACACTTGTACAACTGTAAATGAGAGACACTCTATAACTGTATTTTGGGAGACACCCACAAAACTGAAAGGATGATTAAAATGGCAGAACCAAATAATCAAAACAACAACCAAAACAATAATCAAAACACCAACCCACCAAGTGGCAATGAACCAAGCAGTAATGCACCAACTATTGATTATGATAAGTTGGCAAGTATTATCAGTGGCAAACAAAGTGCAACAGAGGACACAGTTCTAAAGTCTTACTTTAAGCAACAGGGTCTTTCTGCTGATGAAATGCAACAGGCTATTGCTACATTTAAGGAACAGAAAAAGCAGAATACACCTGACTTTAACCAAATGCAAAGAGACCTTGATTCAGCCAATAATGCAAGACTTATTGCAGAGGTGAACCAAGTAGCAACTCTTGAAGTTATTAAGCAAGGTGTGGATGTTTCAAGTGTTCCATATGTGCTAAAGTTAGCTGATTTTTCCGGTGCAACTACTGACGGCAAGATTGATAATGACAAACTTTCAGAGGCTGTCAAGAAGGTGCTTGACGAAGTACCGGCACTAAAGAAACAATCTAATGACGGTGCAGGTGTACAGAAAATCGGTGGTGATGGTGGTAACAACAACAACCCTGATGAAGATACTTTGAGAGGTATCTTTGGTATCAAAACAAAAAAATAAAAGAAATGAGGTAATTAAATTATGGCAGTATTAGAATACGCAACAATTTTCAGTAATGTTTTAAGAGAATTATATGGTCAAGAACTAACTTGTGATGACCTATATCATTCAAATTCAGACATTCAGATTGTCAATGGTAAAGACATTAAAATTCCAAAGCTATCTGTAAGTGGTTACAAGGACCATACAAGAGGTGGTAGCTTTAACTCAGGTACATATTCAAATGGCTATGAAACAAAGACACTGGATCATGACAGAGATATTGAGTTCACTGTTGACCCACTTGATGTTGATGAAACAAATCTTGTAGTTACTGTCAGTAATATTCAGAATAGATTTGAAAAGACACAGGCTATTCCTGAACTTGACAGTTACACTTATAGCAAGATTTACACAGAGGCTAAAAGAGTAAATGCAAATATTAAGACAACTGCACTGACAAGTGCAAATGTACTTTCTGACTTTGACGATAACCTAGAGGCCTTTGCAGAGGCAGGTGTGCCACTTGATAGAGTTATTCTATATGCAACACCAAGTTATAAGAAGTTACTAAAAAATGCAGAGGGTATTCAGCGTACACTTGAAGTTAGTTCATCTTCAGGTATCGACCGTAGAGTTCGTTCTCTTGATGATATTAACAAGATTGTAGAAGTGCCTAGTGCAAGAATGAAGTCACTATTTGACTTTACAGACGGTTGTAAGGCAGATAGTACTGCAAAACAGATTGACTATATCCTTATTGACCCAGAGGCACAGGTTTCAAGAGTTAAGTATGCATATATCAAAATGTTTACTCCCGGTACAGACAGTAGAACTGCTGACAATTATATGTATCAGAACAGAAAAGTAAACGGTACATTTGGTATTGATGAACTTCTAAAAAGTGGTGTTATCATTCACGCAGAGGCTTAATGTGAGGTGATTAGAAGATGAAAGCTATTAAAGGCAATAAGTCCTATACAGTAAACACAGAATCAGAAGCAAATACTTATCTTGCACAGGGCTATGATGTGTATGAGGATAACGGTACACTAAAAGAATATGGTGTCGGTAAAACAGTACCACTTGAAAAGTTTAGTGCAGTAGAAAAGGAAAATGCCAAGCTAAAAGCTGAACTTAAAAAGTTAAAGTCAAGTTCTAAAAAGGAATAGGCTATGTATGTAGATTACATTAGAAGTATTACTAATGATAACACAGAGATAACTACTGCTAACCACATTGACATTCTAACATTTAACCGTATCAATTTTGACAAATTGACTTACTTTCAGAAAAAGGTTATCAATGAAGTCCATAGCAGACTTACTGCTTTTTATAGAGAAAATCAAGAATTGATTACTACCTATCTGCAAAGCTACTCAATTAACGGTACATCAATGACTTTCGGAAGTTGTTGGAATTTAATGGTGGTTAGTGGTGTTGCTATTCCACAAGAACTTTATTCTCTGCTTAAAACTACAGGTTTATGTTATCCGACAATATGAGGTGATAATATGAAATTTCCCAGATTGGTGTTGAAAAAGTTTTGCAAAACACCTTGTGAGGTTGTGGTGTATGATGAGGGATTAACAGAAGATGGTGCACCTAAAGTTATTTATGAATGTAGGTTTATTTATCCATCAGACAGTATATATCCCTCTGATACATTGTTTTTAGCACCTCTGTACTGTAATTATCAGGATAGAGTTAAAACTGTATATACAAGTGATAAAAAGAAAGTAGAGTGTACAGGTGTTTTGCTGATACCCTTTGACTTTTGCCCTAACAGTTCCATTAGCAGTGGATATGTTACAGTAAACGGTGTGAAAAGAGAAATTGTTAAGTGTACAAAAGGAAGAAACCCTGACGGTACAGTAAACTATGTTGAATTGGATGTGATGTAGTGATTAATGTTAATTCTAAGGTTAAACTTAATATGAATGTTATAAGGCAATTTGATAAAGCTACTGTAACGGCTTTAGAACAAACTACTGATGCACTTTTGACAGAAGTAAAAAATGCACAGGTAATGCCCTTTGATACAGGAAACCTTCAAAATGGGTCAACATTTGTTGACTACTCACATTCAGCACAGGGGAAAACTACAATAAGTTCAAGCACTCCATATGCAAGAAGACTTTATTATCATCCGGAATTTAACTTTCAGAAAACCAACAATAAAAATGCCGGTGGTAAGTGGTTTGACCCCTGGTTAAAGGGTGGTTCAAGGGAAAACTTCTGTAATGAAGCTTTTGAAAAGATTTATAGGAGGCTTACAGGCTTATGATGACTTTAGCAAATGTAAGAGATTTCTTGAAAACAATTATAAATGCAGAACATTTTTACATAGGCAGACTTGACAATAAGCAAGATAAATCTGTTGGTGTATACACCCTAAAAACCAGTGGTGAGCCTCTTCGTGGTGTTGGCACAGAACTATCTTATGATGTTATTGCAGTATCATTGCTTATTCATTGGAATAATAATGCAAATGAAACAGAGGTTTGTGCAAGAACTCTGTATAATAAACTTCGCACAATTAAGAATGTTACAATAAATAATTCTAAAGTGTATTTGATTCAGCTACTGACACCTGAGCCAATAGATGTGGGTACTGATAATGAGGTGTACGAAAGAGTTATTGAGATGAAAATATTTTTTGAAAGAAAGGAAGATTAATTATGGCAAAAACAACAGGTGTTTATCCTTGTTATGAAAATCAGTTTCAGGTGAAAACAACAACAGGTTCGGCGGGTACCTACGCCAATATTGCTGATATGACAAGTTTTAGTGTGGCATTTGATAACGGTGTACAGGAATGGAACTCATTTGACCAGGAGGGCTGGACTAGCAGACTGGCTACTACTAAGGGTATTACAATTACCGTTAGCGGTAAGCGTAATGTTGGTGATGCAGGTAATGATTTTGTGGCAGGTCTTGCCTTTAAAAATGGCAGAGATTTGTATGCAGATTTTAAATGGACATTTCCTGACGGCACATCAGTTGAATTTACAAATGCAGTTATCAATGTAACATCAGACGGTAGCGGCGAAACTGGAGATGTAGCACCACTTGAATTTGAGGTTATGTCAAACGGTAAGCCTAAAGTAACACCGGCAGCATAAGGAGTGATAAAAATGAGTAGAATTATTGATATTACAGACAAACTTAACTTTGACGAAAAGCCAAAGATTAAGATTAAGGACAAGACTTTTGAAGTAAATGACAGTGCAGTAACAATGCTAAAGATTTTACCTAGTCTTGAAGATTTGAGTCCAAGTAAACTTTATGATTTCTTTGAACTTCTATTTAATGAGAAAGACAGAAAAGTAATTGAAAAAATGAACCTTAACCTTGAAGATTTCTCTCAGGTCATTATGTCAGCAGTTGAGCTTGTTGCAGGTACTGTTGAAGATAATGAGGGGGAAACAGTGACCCCGGATATGACCTAATAGATGATTTTGACACAATAATTTCATCCTTTAGGTCTGAATACGGGGTCTCTATCCGTTCAGAAGAATTTAGGACAATGCCATGGAGTGAGTTTGTTTCTTTATTATCCGGTTTAGGTCCCAATACAAGCCTTGCTAGACTTGTGGAAATCAGACTTGAGGATGACAAGGATATACTAAAAAACTTTACTTCAAGCCAACATAAAATACGTAATCAATGGCGTTCACGCAACGCTAAAGAGGTTACCCAAGAAGATGTTGGTGCATTCCTCGAGAAAATGAAACAAACATTTATATCTATGTCAAAATAATGTTGTATTTTTTTATTTTTTGCAATATAATATTCCTATAATACTAAAAGGGGTGCAAAAAAATGAAAAATATTTTAGCAATTGGACTAATTTTTGTTTTGCTGGTCGGCACATTGTGTAGTTGTGATTTTGTAAGCGACAGTAAGAACCCTACAAAAGAGCGCAATACAAGTAAGATCTCACAAAAACAAAAGGATATTGATGGGTATGAGTATGCTGTGTACGATAAGTTTAACTCTTATGCAGAGGATAACGGTTTAAAAGGTACTAAAATCTATGCAAAAGGTACCGTTAAGAGCGTTATTGATTATGCAGACTCTTGCGAACTGTCAATAAAGACGAGTGATAGCGAAAGATGGATTGCTTCATTTGTATACGCCAGCTACTCTGATTTAGCGAATAATTTGTTTGATGAACAAGAGGTTACTTGTTTTGGTACATATGGTGGATATAGTGATGTTTTTCTGATGCCAGTAATTTACATAGATAAGGTACAAGTTGGCAGTAAAACATACACCGCTGAAGATATTGCCGAAGGTGGGGATGATGATTTTACAGAAGAAAAAACTACAACTGTCCAACCTACAAAAAAAGCAAAGCCAAAGCAAAAGAAGAATAGTACGAATCAAGTTATCTTCAATAACAGAGGCATAAAGCTGACATTTACCGGCACTGAAAAAAATGAGTACGAAACTGGGCTGAAATTTCTTGTAGAAAACAACTCAGGTCACGACTATACAATACAGTTAGATGAGGTATCTGTTAATGGTTTTATGATTGAACCAACATTTTCCTGTGATGTAAATAATGGCAAAAAGGCAAATGATATTGCTTGGTTTGATGATGACGAACTTAAAGATAACGGAATTAACAAAATAAATAAAGTTGAGTTTACTTTGCAGGCTTTTAATTGGGATGATGATTCTAACGATTTTAAATCTGCAAAGATAACATTAGTTTTATAGTTTTAAGCCACTCTTTAAAGGGTGGCTTTTCTTATGCGTACATCAAGTGGTGTACGCATTTTTTATACCCATTTTTGAGAAAGGAGGTATGCTAATGACATCAGCCGGACAAATTGGGATTGATTTAGTCCTTAATTCAGCCGGATTTAAAAGGCAGTTAAACTCTATTAATTCGGTGGCTAATAATGCAAGTAACAAAATATCATCTAATTTTAAAAAAATAGGTGTGGCAGTTGTTACTGCTTTTTCAGTAAAAAAGGTTGCCGAATTTGGCAAGTCTTGCATTGACTTAGGTTCCGACCTCGCCGAAGTGCAAAATGTTGTTGATGTTACTTTTAAGAGTATGTCAAGTAGCGTTGACAAGTGGGCTAAAAGCGCAAGCGCACAATTTGGTTTATCGGAAACAATGGCTAAAAAATATGTGGGTGCTTTTGGCTCTATGTCTGAGGCTTTCGGATTTAGCGAAAAGCAAGCCTACAATATGTCAACAGCTTTAGCAGGCTTAGCCGGTGATGTTGCATCATTTTATAACATTTCGCAGGATGAGGCATATACAAAACTTAAGTCTGTGTTTTCAGGTGAAACTGAGACACTTAAGGACTTAGGTATTGTAATGACACAAAATGCTTTGGATGCCTATGCCCTTGCAAATGGCTATGGCAAGACAACCTCAGCTATGACAGAGGCGGAAAAAGTTAGTTTGCGTTTTGCCTTTGTACAAGACCAATTAAAAAACGCAACCGGTGACTTTGCGAGAACTCAGGATAGTTGGGCTAACCAAACTAGGATTTTACAGCTTAGATGGGAGAGTTTTAAGGCTACTATTGGTAAAAGTTTTATAGCGGTGATGAGCCCACTGATAAAGACTTTCAATGTACTTCTTGACCAAATTAACAAGTGTGCTGATTCATTCAACAAATTTATGTCAAAGTCATTTGGTCTTGATTTAGGTGATTCTGCTAGTAGTGCTGGACAAGCGGTAGCAACAACGGCAGATGAAACTGACGGACTTGCAGACAGTCTTGATATTGCTAATCAAAAAGCAGAGAAATTAGCCGGAAACCTTGCGAGTTTTGATAAGCTAAACATTATTACTCAAAATACTTCTGAACCTGAAAACAAAACACAGAATCAAAGGTCACCATCAAATCTAGTAAATAACAATTCGGCTGTAGATAAAGCTAAAAACAAAGTTAATTCATTGGCAAGGTCATTAAAAAATCTTGGATTTGATAAGGTTAAAAAATCTGCTAGCATAGCTTTTAAAAATATCCTTGACGGTATAAAGCAAATTGCTAACTCATGGAAAAATGTTTGGGGAAACGGAACCGGTAAAAGGGTTTTAAGTCATATCAACAATCTTTTATCAACTGCCTTCGGAATTGTAGGAGATATTGCAAGGACTTTCACCCAAGCCTGGAGTAAAGCAGGCCTTGGAGATAGTGTAATACAGTCAATTATAGATAGAGTAGATAGTCTTATCCAGCTTATTAATGCCGTCGGTAGGGATTTTCGACTGGCTTGGAATGACGGCACAGGGGAGAGAATATGGTCAAATATCCTCGAATATGTCCGTAATACAAATAATTGTGTTGCTACTTTTCGCAGAAAAATAAAAGAAGCATGGGATAAAAATAGGACAGGAAAGAAAATATGGAGTGATATTCTCGGTATAGTAGAGGATGTAACAGGTTTTCTTAAGGATATGGCTAAAATTCGACTTGACTGGCTCGAAAATCTTGACCTGTCACCGTTACTCAAATCGGTAGAAAAGCTATTGGGAGCTTTCAGAAGATTGTCAAAGGCTTGCGGCAAACAACTAAAATCAGCATATAAAAATGTTCTTTTGCCTCTTGCAAAGTGGACTATTGAAAAGGCAGTACCTGGGCTTGTAGAAATGCTTGGGGATGCGCTTGATTTTATAGGTGATGTTGTAAACGAAATAAGTCCTTCTACATTAAAAGGCATAGCCGTCGGAATTGCTGCTGTAGGAACAGCTGTCGCGGTATTTAAGACGGGTAAGGCAATTTCTGATGGTATTGGAGCCGTTTCTACTGCATTAAAAGGTTTAATGTCGGCAATTGAGGCACATCCTGTTGTTGCTGGGCTTACTGCTGCCGCAAGTGCTATTACATTGCTTGTCGGTGCTATTAAATCAGCCAATGAAACAAAGATGCAAGACTTAGGTTTTACCCAAGCGACAGAAGAAATGTCCGCCTATGTGGATGCAATAACAAGTTGCAAACAAGAAATTAATGACTTATGCGGAGAAATGACAACTTCGCTTACCGAAACATCCAATAATATGGGTGTTATTGATAGATATAAGGACAGGCTTGACAAACTACTTCAAAAAGCTAATTTATCACCGGAGGAGCAGGCGGAATTAACTACAATTGGAGACTATTTTTCTGCAAAATATCCAGAATTTAAAAAGGCTTGGAACAAATATATCAAGAAAAACAGTAACGGAACAATAACAATTACCGGCAAAATTGATAAGGTAAAAGCAAATCTTGATGGGCTAATTGAAAAATATAAACAAGTTGCAGCCGCGTCTGCCCTATCGTCTTTGTCCGAAACTAACACCGAAGGTATTGTAAAGGCACAAGGAAAATTTGCTAAAGCTGCACAAAGTTACAAAGATGCAGTAGGCAAGTTAGCAGAGTTTGAAAGCGAATGGAATCTATCTGATGATAAGCACAAGAAATCTTTATATGATGACCCAGGGTACTATGTTTGGCATAATAGAGGCTACTATCTTGACGCTGATGACGGTCATGTTGTACAGACAACTGGTAAACAATCAACTTTATCAGACTTGCGAGACCAATATGACAAGCTCAAGAAAAAAGCAAGTGAAGCAAAACAGGCATACTTGGACACTTCAAAATCTACCGCCCAGCTCGAAAAGGACAATAGTGATTTGTCAAAAATGCAGGCAGTAGTTAACGGCAATTATAAAGATGCAACAGCTGTCCTTATGGCCTATAATGCAAGTCTTATTTCTTCGAGTGATATTGAAAAATCAAGGTGGAAATCTCTAAAAAATCTGCGTAATGCTGTAAAAAAATCTGGCAAGAATGCGGTCTATGGTTACACAGATGGCATCAGCAGGAAAGAAATAAACTCAGTTGCCAAAAAGGGAATTGAAATGGCAGGTGGATTTATTAAGGCTCTAAATGGACCATATGGCCTTGACGAACATTCGCCATCCAAGAAAACTAAAAAATCAGCAAGGTATGCAGTTCTTGGCTTTAATAATGGCATTACCGATAATCTTAAAACAATGCAAAAACCATTACAGAGGATGGTTAATAAGATTAAATCACCTTTTAGAAATGTTGGCACTTGGTTCAACACTATATTTAAAGGTGCGTGGAATGGTATTAAAAGTGTATTCTCAGGAGTAGGTAAATGGTTCAAGAATTTGTTTAATGGAATTCTAAAATTCATTAAAGCACCTATCAACTTCCTAATTGACGGTTTAAATACACTTATCAAAGGTGTTAATAAAATTAGTTTTGATGTGCCTAAGTGGGTTCCAAGTATCGGTGGTAAGAAATTTGGTTTTGATATTCCACAAATCCCTCATCTTGCAAAAGGTGGTCTTGTTAAAGCTCCAACCTTAGCAGTAGTAGGTGACAATATGGGTGCATCTTCCGGTAACCCTGAAGTAGTTTCACCTCTTAATAAACTTAAAGGTATGATTCAGGAAAGTTCAGACAATGGGGACACAGAGATACTTTCACAGATTTTACTGTATCTAAAGAGAATGTATGAAATGTTTATTATCTTTAGAAATAAAGGTGGAAATACATATGAATTTGTTGCAAAAATCAACGGTAGCGACATTTTCAAAGAGATTGTTAAGCAGAATGAAATGTATAAGAAAAGACATAACGGTAAGTCGGCATTTGTATAAGGTAGGTGGTTATATATGGCAAACTATAAAGGTTATCTAATTGCATTTAATAAGAACATATTTCCTAATAAGTGTATTGCTGAGTATTCCACTACACCTAATCAAAGAATGGAAGTATCTGCTGAAAGAGATAATAACGGTGACTTGCAAAGAAAAACTTTATCTAACCACAAAACTAATATTACTTTTTCCACTCATACTCTTTTTCTTGATGACAAGATTAAGATACAGAATATTATCAATAAAGGTATTGTAAATTCTACTCAGAGAAAGTGTAAGGTTGAATATTGGAATGATGAAGAAAACAAATACAAGGAAGGTTATTTCTATATTCCTGATGTGGAATTTTCAGTAATGGATGCATCATCAAATGACATACAGTACAACCCTATTACATTTGAATTGATTGAATACTGAGGTGATGTAGTATGTATATGTTTAGCAAGAATAAAGCTGAGGACCTTGAAATTAAGAAGAAGCTTCTGGAAAATACAATATCAAGAAATATTCAGATTGTCTTTACAGATACAAAAAGCATTTTACCAAATGAAAATATTGTATTTGACAGCCTTGAATTAACTAATTCTATTTGTGACGATAGCACACTCCGTTTTGGTGGGTGTATATCGTCACAACTTACTTTTAGCACTATTAATTTTAAGGAGCAATTAGTAGGTAGAGAAATCAAAGTGTACATAAAGCAAAGTTATTTGGATAATGTTTATCCGTCTAAGGACTTGTACCCATCCGGTGAACTTTATCCTTGTAAAGTGGTAGATAAGTCAGCTTGTATCTTTACCGGAACTATTGATAGTGCAAAAAGACAACAGAATAAAACTATTAAAGAAGTTACTGCTTATGATAACTTTTATCTAGCCGGTAAAATTAATATTTACACTTGGTTCTTTGGTTTTGCAACTTACTCTCCAAATGCAACAATTAAAGTTTTAAAAGAATGTGTAATTGATATGTGCGAAGAAAAAGGTCTTATTGTTGACAGTAACTTTTATGATAGTGAAGATGATAAAAAACTTTCTTTATCAGCTACCATTGTAAAAGAAGTTTATAACGGTAAATTAACAGTACTTAATTTACTTCAAGATTTGTGTGAGTGTTCTGCAAAGTTTGCTTTTTGTGATGGGGAAGGAAGTATTAAGTTTAAGAAATTACCACAGGAAAATGATGTAACAGATGTTTATACTGTTGGCTATTATTCAGACTTGAATTTTGAAGATTACACAGTTGCTAAGATAACTAAAGCAAGATTTAAGTACAGCAAGGACAAGACCTACACAGAAAATATAGTAGCCACATCAGGTAAGCAAAATTATTATGACGGTGATAACAAATTTATCTCTTGTAATACAGAGAAAACTCTTGTTAGTAAATTTATAAGACCCTCAGGTGCTGTTTATGGTGGATGGATGTTCTATGAATACCGACCTTTTAGCGTTAACCTGTTTGACCGTTGGTGGCTAGAACCTGGTGATACTATACAGTTAAATACAGGAGTAGAGGACACTCCAATAATTACAAGTACAATTTTTAACAGAACCTTATCCGGAACAGTTGGCATTACAGTCCAAGTAAGTACAGAAAGTTCAGAATATCAAGGAGATGATGATAAACAATGGGCTACAACTTAATTAATTGGGAGAATAGTCCCAGTAAGCAAACACCAATCAATGAAGAAAATTTGAACCAAATGGATGTGAACATAGCTAAAGCTATTCAAGGTACTAGGTTCAATTTTTCTGCAACCTTCACTTCTGATGGTGTGCTAAAGAACACAACATCAACAGAAGCATTAGGACCAGGTAGTTTTGCGACAAGTCAGACAGATATTGTAACAGTATTTGTTGCAGATAATGTTACAAAAATTAATAATGGTGCTTTTAGTAATTGTACCTCACTAAAGACTATTTATATTGATAACACAGTTGGCAATGTGGATATAGTAAGTGGTGCAGTACCATCAGGCGTTAGTATCATGTACTCAAATGATGAAAAATTCATCAATGTAAACGAACTATCAGCAAGTGCTATCAAGTCGCTAAAGTCATCAGTTAACACAAATAGAACTGATTGGGAAAATAGAGCAACAAGTATTGAAACTCAGCACAAAACAGATGTACAAACTCTAAACGCTAATATTAGTCAGGTTGCTGACAATTTACAGATTGTCAAAGAAACAGCACAACGAGAAATTGAAACAACTAATACGAATGTAAATGGCAAGGAAAGCCTATCTAATAAGGTTGATGTGATTACACAACCTAGCACAACTACTTATCCTAGCGTAAAAGGTGTGTGGGATTTTGTTGAAACAAAGTCAGAACAACCACGTGCAGACATTGCACAGAACAAAGCTGATATTGTTGTATTGAAAGTAGATAAAGTTGATAATACAGACTTTAATGCATACAAGACAAGCAACGATACAGCAGTAAAGCAGAACGCTACAGACATTGTACAACTTAAAGCAGATGTTTTACAAAACGCTATTAAAGTCACAACAGATAAGTCAACTAGCATTGTGCTTAATGACAGTAGTGATTGTAACATTGTTGGGTTAACTTTGTACGGTAAATCAACTCAAAGTGCAATACCTACACCAACAAATCCTGTTGATATTAATAATATTAACAATCCGAGTATCACTTTTTCAAATGATAGTGACAGACAAAGTAATAATATACAATGTACTTTAAGAGGTATAGGAAATGTGTGTGATACTCTAACAGTAAATAGCGATGGTACAGGTTACATAACACAAAGATTATTTGTAGAAAGAATCACATCACAGAGAAAGTCAACCAGCCTCGAATGGAATTATTCAAAAGCAACCCATAGATTTTTCAGAAACGACTATTCATATTCATTTGATGTGAAAGACAACAAACCTTTGATTTTATGCAGTCATCTTGATGTAGGAGAAAATGAAAAGAATACTGCTTTTGATAATTCAATAGGTTGGATAAATGTTAGTGGTGTTGGAATTGCAATCAGAATGACTGAATTAGATGGTAATATTGCAAAATTTAAAAAGTGGCTTGATGACAATGAAGTGTATGTTGTAGCACCACGGTCAAAACCCATTACCGTTAATTTGTCAAAAGATGAAGTAGATAAAATACTGTCACTTCAGACCTATTATCCTAGTACAAAAATTAGTGCCGATACTGATTTTGAAGTAACTTACATTGCAGATACAAAAAATTATATTGACAATAAAATCCTTGAAGTCGCTACTGCTTTAGTAGCTAGTGAAAGTGAGGTGATGTAATAATGTTTAATCTACACGATTTTGTATTAAGAACTCTGTCAACAATGCGAAACAGACTAGATGAATATCAGGTCAGAGCTTATGCACTAAGCTGGTATAGCAAGTCAGTCTTAACAGATGAAGACTTAGCAACTATTGACGGTTGGTACTCAGATGAGGAAGTTAAGAAAGATGAAGAAGATACAGAAAACTCAAACAGTGACTTTGAAGATGTCACAACAGATACGGAAAAGGAGAATTAAGATGGATTTAAAAAAACAGTTTATGAAAATTGTTGTAGATTACTACAATAATCATGTAGATGTAACAGACAACAAGACTTTAACAGAAGATGATGTGTACATCGTGTGGTACTGCAAAACTTTGCAGAACTGTAAAGCACTATTGTCAACAACTGTTTCAGATGGTATGTATTACGAAATTACATACAATGGAGACAAGAAAGAATTTTATCTTGACGCATACAAAAAGTGGCAAAATGTTTGTATTAAAGAAGTAGAAGAAAGTGAGGAAGTATAAAATGAAAGAATGGATTTGTACTGCTATTGGTGCAGTAGGTGGACTTTTTGCATGGTTGTTTGGTGGTTGGGATACTGCTCTGGTAACACTATGTTTATTTATGGCTATTGACTATGTGTCAGGTCTTGTTGTTGCAGGTATATTCCACAATAGCAAGAAAACATCCTTAGGTGCATTGGAAAGTAAAGCCGGTTGGAAAGGCTTGTGTAAAAAGGGTATGACCCTATTGTTCGTATTAATTGCATACAGATTGGATTTAGCAATTGGTACTAGTTACATAAGAGATGCCGTAATCATTGGTTTTATGGCTAATGAACTAATCTCTATCGTAGAAAATGCCGGTTTAATGGGTTTACCATTACCGGCTATTATTAATAAGGCTATTGATGTATTACAGAACAAGGGAAAGGATGATAACTAA